GAAGTAGAATTAACCTCTGCTAACTTTGCTACTACTACAGGTTTTTATAGTTTTGCTAAAGATGCAGTAAACTCTTCTATTCGGCACATCCAGCAAGAAGAGTATGAGTGGCCTTGGAATCACGTAGAGCAGGAAGAGGTGCTACTTGCTGGTGAGGTTCGTTATAGTTTTCCTTATGATGCTAAGACTATCAATATGAATAGCTTTCGTATCAAAAGAAATGCAGATTTAAGCGTAGATACCGTTAAACTTAAAGTACTTAGCTATGAAGAATACCTTGACAAGTATGCTGATTATGAGTATAACTCTAGCACTAGCGTAAGATCTGTACCTTCTTTTATTGTAAGAGCGCCTAGCAGGGAGTTACTGGTAGTACCAGCCCCAGACAAGGCATACGAATTAGTTTATGAATATTATACAACTGGTTTTGATTTAGAGCTACACTCAGATGTTCCTAATCTCCCCGAAATGTACAAATATGTAATCGTTGATGGTGCTATGTACTATGTCTATCAGTTTAGAGGTGACATGCAAGCAGCACAATTAGCCATGCAGAAGTTTGAGCAGGGAATTAAACAATTACGTAGCATACACATAAATCGTACTGAATATGTACGTGATCGAAGAGTATCCTTCTAATGGCAACACAATGGCAGACATTTCCTATAGAGTTTAGAGGTGGTCTTATCTCTAATCTCAGCCCGTTGCAGCATGGTGCAAATGCTGTCGGGTCTGCCACTATATTACAAAACTTTGAAGCCAATAAAGAGGGCGGCTACTCTAAGATAAGAGGCTATGCTAAATATAGCTCAACAACTGTACCTGGATCTGGTCCGATACTTGCCCTTAAAGTTATTAGCTCTGGTAGGGTTGTAGCTGCACGTAAGAATGGTAGTAACCAAACCCAGTATTACTATAGTACAGGTTCTTCTTGGACCAGTATGGCTACTAGCGTTGGTACTAATGGCGGTAAAGCTAGGCACATTTTATATAACTTAGAGGGTGATGATAAAGTTATATTTGTTGATGGTACTAACTACCCTGCTATATATAACACCTCTGGAAATGCTACTACCTTTATGACATCCTCTAATAGCACAGATGTGTTGGGTGCAGAACATGTAGCTGTATTTAAAAACACTGCCTTCTACTCTAAAGGTAATAACATCTACTTTACTGCCCCTTTTACTGTGGATGATTTTAGTGTTGCTAATGGTGCAGGTTCTATAAATGTAGCAAATGATGTTACAGGTCTAGCAGTATTTCGTGATCAACTGATTATATTTACTACTGACTCTATTAAACGTTTGACAGGTAGCAGCTCTGCTGACTTTACTGTGTCACCTATTACTGACCGTATTGGTTGCATTAATGGGGATACTATTCAAGAGGTTGGTGGTGACATTATGTACCTCGCCCCTGATGGTATTAGACTATTGAGTGCTACTGATCGTATTGGTGACTTTGCTTTGGATGTAGCTTCTAATCAAATAGCCAAAGACGCTACTATCTTTCTTAGCCAAACATCTAGCTTTTGCTCTGTGTTATTTAAAGAAAAAGCTCAGTATAGAATATTTGCATATGTACAATCTGAGCAAGATGATGCAGCTAAAGGTCTTATAGCTACAAAGTTTATATCTCAAGGTGCTGCAGGTATGGCTTGGTCAACCACCAAAGGCATTAAAGCATTTGTAGCAGACAGCAGATACACAGGAACGTCAGAGACAGTAGCTTTTGCTAATGAGGATGGTTACGTCTATACTATGGATACAGGTTCAGACTTTGATGGTGCTGCTATAGAAGCTATCTACGAATCTCCTTTCATGCCTATAAGTGACCCACAGGTACGTAAAACTTTCTACAAGATGACTCTGTATGCTGAACCTACAGGTAGTATGAGTCTAGACTTAAACCTAAAGTACGACTTTGCTTCTGCTTCTAATACCAAAGTAGTGCAGCCAGCTACACAGCAGATTTCTGGTACAGGTGCATCTGTGTTTTTATTTGGTGCATCTAATGCTGTATTTGATACAGCTACATTTGGTGGTGAGCTTGATAAAATATATGACACTAATGTTATTGGTTCAGGTAAAACAATTGCATTAAGATTAGAAGATCTTTCAACTAATCCCACCTTTACACTCGACACGGCTTTGTTAGAAGATAGACAATAAGGAAACGACATGGCAGGTTATACAAGACAGGATACTGCAAACAACATTGCCAACGGTAACGTTATTGATGCAGATGACTTTGACGCAGAGTACAATGCAGTAGAAAGTGCTTTTAATGCCTCTACAGGTCACAAGCATGATGGTACTGCTGGTGAAGGAGCGCCTATTACTAAGGTTGGCCCAAGCCAAGACCTTATTGTGTCAGGCAGTAATGTCCTACCTAAAACAACAAACACCTTAGATTTAGGTTCAACGGGTGCAAAGTTTAAAAACAGCTTCTTCGATGGCACTGTAACAACAGATGATCTTGCAGTAACAGGTGGTTCTGTTCTTACTGGTAACGCTACCGTAGGTGGTACATTAGGTGTAACAGGAGCAACAACGTTATCTAGCACAGCAGCTATTACAGGTAACACTACAGTAGGTGGTACATTAGGGGTTACGGGTGCATCTACATTAGCTAGTGCTGCAGTTACCAATAACGCTACAGTAGGCGGTACTCTTGGTGTTACTGGTAATAGTACTATTGGTGGTACTCTTGGTGTGACAGGACAGATTACAGGCAATATTACAGGTGCCGTAACAGGTAATGCATCTACTGCAACTGCATTAAAAACTGCAAGAAGCATTACTATTGATGGTGATGTAGGTGCTAGTGCTACAGATTTTGATGGCACAGGTAACATTACCCTTACAACAACTTTGGATACAGTAAACTCTAATGTAGGCTCGTTTGGTAGCTCTACAGCTATACCTGTTGTTACTGTAAATGGTAAAGGTTTAGTTACTGCTGTAAGCACTGCTTCTATTACTACCGCACTAACTGTAGGTGCTGATAGTGGTTCTGACGATAGTGTGGCTTTAGCTACAGACACTTTAAACTTTGCTGGTACTGCTAATGAAATTGAGACTGCAGTAAGCAACAACCAGATTCAAATTGGTTTACCTAGTGCAGTTACCGTAGGTAGCCTTACTACATCAGGTAATGTTATTGTAGGTGGAGACTTAACTGTATCAGGCACAACTACTACAGTAAACACTGAGACTATTAACTTAGCTGATAATCAGATATTATTAAATTCTAATGAGACAGGAACCCCCTCACAAAATGGTGGTATTGAAATTGAACGTGGTACATCTGATAACAAAACTCTTGTATGGAATGAGACAAGTGATAAGTGGACTATAGGTAGTGAAACGTTTGTAGCAAGTACGTTTGAAGGCGCATTAAGTGGCAATGCATCTACTGCTACAGCATTAGCTACATCACGTACTATCAGTCTTACAGGCGATGTTTCAGGTAGTGCTTCTTTTAATGGTACAGCTAATGCTACTATTACAGCCACTGTAGCGGATGACAGTCATAACCATGTTATATCAAATGTTGATGGGTTACAGACTGCGTTAGACGGTAAGGCTGCTCTTGCTGGTAGTTCCTCACAATCATTTCAAGCATCTACTATTGATTTAGGTGACTGGACAATTACTCAATCTGGTTCTGATTTAAAGTTTGCTTATCAAGGCACAGACAGACTTAAACTAACAAGTGCAGGTGCGCTTACTGTAGAGAACGATGTAACAGCATTTGGTAGCGCGTAATGACAATAACCGCAATAGATAACTTTGGTCACGCTTCTGGCTCAATATCTATGAGTGAGTTGCGCGACTACTATGGACAGTCTGGTGCTGTATCCCTTAATGCAAATCTAAATAGTGGTACGAATCCTGTGCCCAGCGATTTGCCAGCATCAGGCGCTACTACTTCTTTTTCTAACTACCGTAGTAAAACTAGGATACTTAGAAAGAAAGGCACAACAGAAATAAAAGCTAGTGGTACTTCTTGGTCGCCAGCACAGTCAGGTTGTGTTCAGTATCATGTATATGTTGTAGGTGGCGGTGGCTCTGGCGGTGGAGGCTCTACAGATTCTGGTCGTGAAAAGGTAAGCTCTGGCGGCGGCGCGGGTGGTACAGCATTCCGCAGATACTCTGTGCAGGATCATGGTATCACTTCTGCCAGTATTAGTATTGGTGCTGGCGGTGGAGGTACATCTTATCCTGCTAGTAGTGGCACTAGAACATCAGGGCGTAACGGGGGCACAACCACATTTAACCCTAACGGCACAGGCACAACAATTTCTGCAAGTGGTGGACTGCGTGGTTTTGGTCAGGCACAAGGTGATCCCAGCACCACAGCTACTGCAACCACCCCTGTAGGAGAAAACTCTTCAACTGCTACAACTACTTGGGGGCACTGCTCTGCATCTGAGGGTGGTACAGGCTCTGGCGGTGAGAGTAATTTTACTGGTGGTAAGTCCGTTGGTTTCTTGATTGGTGGAGATCAATCTGCGTCTAGCGGTGGGGGTTCTCCAGATTTAGGATCTGGTGGTCATAATGGAACAACAGTTTCAGCAGCGGGTTACGCTAAAGGTGCTACTACTGTGGCTCCTACTAAACCGTCAGAATGGGGTTCTGACGTAAGTGCTACCTTCCAAGGTGGTGCGGGTGTACAACACTCAAGCGGTGCGGCGGGTGCTTCTGATGCAGGTAACGATTACGGGGCGGGATCTGGGGGTTCTTCCTCAGAAAGTGGTGCAGGTTCTACTGCTGATGCATCTAGCGGTGCTATATTTGTTACTTATTATGAGGTAAACACATGACCCCGCTAACGCCAGAGCAACTAGAAGCTATGATGGATAGAGCCGCTAAGAAGGGTGCTAGACAAGCCCTGTGCGACTTAGGATTAGCTGACTTAGATGCAGCTACTGATATTAAAGAATTACGTAGTCTATTAGACTCATGGCGTGATACAAAGAAAAGTATATGGAAAACACTCGTACAATTAGGTACAGTTGCAGTACTGACATTCATAGCTACTGCTGTGTGGATGCAAGTAGGCAAGTAAGGATAAGATAGATGGCTAAACGTTTTGCAGGATTTACACCAGAGCAGCTAGGTAGAATTGATCCTAGCCTTAAAGGTATGCAGTCTGATGAGCAAGAAAAGATTATTGCAGCTAACCCTGCCTTAGCAGCCCGTGTAGGTAAAATGACACAGATGGCACAGAAGCGTATAGGTATGGCAGAGGGTGGCTTTGTTGATCTGGAATCGCGTTTAAGTGCCCAACGTAGGGGTTTTTCAGGTGCTGGTCAGGTTAGACCAGCGCAATACTTGATACAAGACCCTTTTCAAAGACCCGATGGTATAACCCCTAGACCTGGTGGCATGCCAATAGCCGATATGCTTCATCCTGCCATAGGTCAACAACCTATAAAACAACCTGCAGCCGTACCTGTTTCAGCAGGTGTACCACCTCACTCACACGGTGGTGGCGGCGAGATTTTACCAAGCGGCGATTTGTCTGGTGGTAATAACCCTGCACCCAACCAACAACCACAGGATTTAAAGTCTGTTTTTGAAAAGCAAAAAGAGCTAGACATGGGTTTTGCTCAGATTGATATGGAAGCACAAACTAAGAAGGATGCTCTTCAAGAGGCTCTTACACAGAGATACGGCTTCGCTGTTGGTGGTGTTGTGGGGGGAAATGCTGCAGAGATTGCAGAAAAAGCAGCCGATCTTAAAAGAAAACAGGACGCTGCGGATGAAGAAAAAAAGAAAAAAGATGAAGAGGCTTCCACTGATCCTGTAGATGATAAAGAGGATAAGCCTGACCCAATGTCTGAGGCAGGTAAGGCTGCTGCTGGGCTAACTAAAACTGCGCTAGAAAGCCCTGAGACTTTAGTAAAAGATACAGAAGTTAAAGAGACTACAGAAGAACAAAAGAAAGCTGGTGAAATTGCAGAAGGCACAGGTGAGGCTGCTACTGTAGATGAAGCTGCTGCTACTGTTGCTACACCTGCTGCTGCAGTTACAGCACCTGTAAAAACACCTGCTGCTACTGTTCTTCCTGAGACTGTTTCTGCAGAAGTAAGTGATACACTCAAGAAGCTAGAGGCTGCTACAGGTAAGCCAAGCTCTGATGCATTAGCAGAAGCTGCTACAATGTCACCAGAGAAGCTAAAAAGTTTAGGTCTTACTGTTGAACAGATTGAACAAGCTCGCCGCGTAGAAGGCGCGCCTACTCGTAAGGTAGAAGCTGGTGAGATGATTGAAGGCTCCACAGTAGATATGGAGCGGGTAAAGAAAGAAGTAAACTTTGAGGCAGCTACAGGTGCACCATCAACTGATGCTACTGTACAAGGACAGCTAACTGGCTTGATGGAAGACTTTGAGGGTGCTGCTCCCCCTGCATGGGCTGCAGGT